CAAGTATATCTAAATCACCAACTTGTTTGGCAAGACTGTGAGAAAAGCTCACAAACTAAATAAATAACGAAAGATAATACAATGAATAAATTAAATGATAAATTATTAAATGACTTAATTGATAATAATCTCAATGCTTTGAGATCTATGTATGACAATCAGGTACATACAGAGTTCAGAGATACTGACGCTGATGGTAATGACATCAACAATTCATTACAATCAGTAGTGTATCAACTCAATGGCATTATTCCAACTTTATATAACCAAGTCTCATATGCTGACAAAATGCTCAGTTATGCAGAAAATGGTCTTAAATGGGAAAAAGACAAAATGGGTGCTAGTTCAAGAATATCAAATCTTGATATGTATGCAAGATCTCAAGAGATTGCACACACTAAACTTCATGCATTAGAAAAACAATTCAATGCGAGAGAACACAACTTCTATCATGCATATGCAAGAATGGTTGCTTATACTAAGTATTTCAAAGAAATTACTGGTGATGAATATGTACCTTATACATCTAAATCAACAAAGTATATGCCTAGTGAAGAAAGACAAAACAAAGTAAATACAATTAAAACTAAACAAAAAGAAAAACTAAAAGAGTTTTATAATTCTACAATGGGTAAATTAGAAAAACCTTTAGACAATGATGATGGTACTATATCATCTGAATTAATCCCAGCTGTCGCATAGTTGGGATTTTATAAATTTTCGCTGCCCTACGGGCAGCGTTTCTTATGGTTAAGAATAACATACAAAAGCCACAATTCGGTGGTAATGCCAGGTGCACTGGTCAGACTTAACCGAAAACAATGGAGAATAATATATGATAACTAAAGCATTTAAATCAGGTATGTGGGTAGGTAGCACACTACTTAACAGTAAACTATACAAAGCTGCTAAGCGTAAAGGTGTATGGTATTACAGACTATTTATATCAGAAGATTTCGCTAAAACTATGAGCGATATTTATGACATGAATGTTCTTGAAAGAAAACTAAAAGGTCTATCGAGATTAAAGAAAAGAGTATTTAATGTAGATGACAATGGTAATATATGGGATCCAGCTACTGGTGAAATATTTGGCAATGTAAATACATTAAAAGAAACACCAGCTACTCCCAAGACACAACCGAAAGCTGACTTTGACTTTGAACATACAGCTTCAGAACTCATAAGAAAACATTATGGAGAAGAAGATGTCAACGCTATTGCTGGTGCTGTTAATCAAGAACTCATGGATAAACATAATTATGTAACTTCTATAGAAGAAGATGAACAAATTATTGACATGATTAATGAATATACAGCAAATCAAAGATAATGAGTATCTTAGATATAACCATATTACTAATAGTAGGTATTACTATGGTATACATACAAGCGAGGAAATAATGAGTAAAATAGGTAACTGGGTATTAGAAATGACCGAAGCTGCAGCTGAACTTACTAGAGAACAATTTATCAAAAAGTATGGTGAAGCTAATGCAGATGTATGGGATAATAATAAACAAGAAGTATTAGAACATGAACTAATACCAAGCATACATGACGTTCAACATGAATTAAATAAAAAGGAGAACAAATGAATGAACATGAACAAACAATGAAAATACTAAATGATAAAATGGTTGATATGCAAAACTCTTTTATTACGACTATAGGTAAACAAGTAATAAAAAACATGAGTGATATCAACAAGTTAAATGATCGTATTTTAAAACTTGAAAGTGAAAATCAAGAATTAAAAAGTGAAATACAAAAAGAATTTGGAGGAACAACAAATGATTAAACCAAATCAAATAACTAAATGGAACTATGGAAGATATAGTTCTGATAATTATGGAGCTCATTGTTTAGCTTTTAGAGTTCCTAACAATACATATTATTTTTCTTATGATACATTAATTGCTTTTTATCATGAAGGTGAATTAATTATGAGAGAAAATATTTGGGGATCAACAACAGGTAAACATATGAATTGGCTTTCTCGTAATAAAGATAACAGAGTTAATTCTGAAATTTTTACACAAAAATTAAATGAATCATTAGGAGAAACAAATGAATAGTGATGATGTTCAATATACTAGAAAAATAGCAGACTTAAATGATCAATTACGCAAAGATATGTTTACAGGCAATATGTTAAAAAAACATAATTTAAGAAATAAAGTTGTATTAACACCTGGCGTAGATAGTTTAAATCTTAAAGATAAAGAAAAAGTATTTGCTTCTGTTAAATACTATGGAAACTTTACTAAAGATAATAACCCATGGGGTGAAAAAGACTTTGGTGCATTTAACTTTAAGAAAGAAAGATATAACTGGAAAATAGATTATTATGACAATACTATGAGTTTTCATAGTCCTGATAAAACTGATCCAGATAAAACAGTTAGAGTACTCACTATAATGAAAGCTAGTGAATACTAAGAACATTCTACAGAACTCAAGTGAGCTAGCTACTCACAGGTAGTATACTGCCTACAAAGAAAGTATATAGTAGAATTAGGGAGTAATAATCTCACATGGTTAGCCATGGAAAACTTTACTCCCCCAATGGTTAAGGAAAGTCGTGAATATTAACCTAGAGTTAATAAGGAAACTTCTAAGAATACCTAAAGCCTTCTTTCCTTTTGGGGAATATATAATAAGCGTTAGAGCTTAACGTATTCCCCAGCGTATCTTGACAAACCGAACTACATTCAGATATTAAAACCTATGTCTAATAAACAATTAGGAATATTCTTTGATAGTGTAATACCTCAGTTTGTAGAACAAAGAAAAAAACTAGGATTATCGCAATCAAAGCTTGATGATATGATTGGTTGTGCTAGAGGTTTAGTATCAAAATGGGAAGTAGGTATTAGAAAACCAAGTGGATTTCTGTTTTGTTGTTGGGCCAATGCACTTGAATGTACAATAATATTAAAAGAAAAAAAAGATCAACAAAAAATAGAATCTTAGTCGGTACATACTTCGACACATTAACACCACAATCTAAAATTATATATAAAGAACAAAATCAACCTAAAGGCTGTAAATGCAAAGGTGTTGATTTAGTATATGGCAATGGCACATATTGGTATTGTGGTAATTGCCATCTTAATGAATGGGGGAAGAAATGATAGATGAAAAAGATTATCCAAAAGTTTATAAAAAATCTTTTGTAGTTTATTCTTATGATAAAGATCTTAAAGTAGAAGATATAAATAAAATATTAAAAGAACATAATGTAACAACAAGAGAACTAACAGATGATGAGGTAATATATAAAATATGAATAAAACAAGTCCAAGTTATTATAGTAATAACAAACCAGAACTAACTGAATTAATTAATGCATGGAAGTTAAATTGGTGTGAAGGTAATGCTGTAAAATATATTCGCAGACACCGAAACAAAAATAAAGAACAAGATGTACTAAAAGCAATTTGGTATTTAACAAATATATTAGAAGGTGAATATGGGAATCAGTTTGCTGAAAGCATTAGAAGGGCAGTTCAAGAAGTTGAAAATAAAACTACCCTTAAAACACTCAGACCACATAGATCGTAAAAGATCTATTCAAAACTTTGTTATGGTATTAGCTATACAATATCTAGAATCAGATATGTATAGATACTTTGCCAAACATTATACGAGCCAGCGTGTGGCTGACAATCGTAAAGTAAAACCAATAGAAAACTATATATGGAGGAGGTATAATCATGGGAAGTCAGACAGGGATTTGGCAAGAGATCAACGAAATGTATACAGACGACAACAAATTAGAGAGAGGAGCTCTGACTAGATGGGAAAAGGAAATGGAAAACTTGAACAACCCAAACGACCAACAGGCATTGGAGGTACTGATGCAGTGCGTATTACAAATGGTGAATGGAAAGACCTTTGGCTTGAGAAAATTGGAAAGATCGAAAGAGAAGATCTTTCAGGTGTACTGCCAGTTCAACTTGGAATATTTACCGAGGAGTTCAACAGACGCTGGTATCAAGAAGTTACTGGAGAAAGGGTTGTTAATATAAATAGTGTTTGGACACACCCTGAATATGAATATATTTATGGTAGTCTAGATGGTGTTGCAAAAGGCAAAGTCTTTGAAGCTAAACATACAAATCCGTTTACTAAAGAAGATAAATTAATAGAAAGATATTATGCCCAAGTGCAGCATTATATGATGGTCACAGGTTTTTCTAAAGCTGTGTTATCTGTGCTTTATGGTAATCATAACTATAAAGTATACACAATAGAAAGGGATAAGCCTTTTCAACAAAAACTAGAAATAGCGTGTCACTTATTTTGGTTTCATGTAATGAATGATATTACACCACCAGAATATGTTGACTTTGATCTAATGGGGAAAATTAAAAATGAACATGACATCGCGTTACACTTTGGAGAAGAAATATCCTCTAACAGCTGGTTACAAGGAAAACTCAACTAGCAAAGAAGCAGCAGAAAAAATTGATTCTAGATCAACTAATCTGCGTACAGAATGTTTAAAGATAGTAAAACGAAAAGGTAACTATGGAGCTACACCTGAAGAAGTAGCAGAAATATTATCTGAAAGTATATTATCAATTAGACCAAGATTTACTGAACTAAAATTATTACAATATATAATTGATTCTGGTGACAGAAGAAAAAATAGTTTCGGTAGCAACACTAAAGTATGGAGGTACAATGACGAAAGATAACAGAAATGTATGGGATAGTTTAAAAGAAACTGATCCTAGATTTACCAAACGCATTAACAAAGGTTTTGGTGACATAACTACTATTGATCCACAATGGCAGATTATGAAAATAACAGAACAGTTTGGCCCAGTAGGTACTGGTTGGACATACCGAGTTGATTACAGTTATCATGGTATGGACACTAATCAAACTGCTGTTGTAGCTGCAGAAGTATCTGTTGCAACAAATAAAAACAAAGAAGGCTTTTGGGATTTCTATGGGCCTATTTGTTCACCACTTAAAATGTATAGAAAGACT